CGCCCGGTCATCCTTGAGACGCTGATCGGCCGCGCGGGCGTCGGCGTTGGCCTGCCCCTGAAGCGCCTCGAGATCCGAGGCGGCGCGATCATCCTTCACCGCATCCGTCAGGATCGACCGGACCGCCAGCACGAGCGCTGCCACGGCGAGCAGGCAAAGCGCGATCCCGGCGATCCACGGCGCCGCCTTCGCCGCGGCGCTACAGGACAGCCCCAGGCCGACAAGGCAGCGCGCGATCCACGCGAACAGCATCAGGCCGCCAGTCCGGGCAGATACTGCACGCGCCCACCGCGCCGAACGGCAGTCAGCTCCATGTTGCGCATGCGGTGCGCGCTGAAGCTGGCGTGGATCCAACCACTCTCGCCGAATTCGTAAATGAGCTGGTCGTAATCGAGATTGTGCCAGATCCACTTGAAGACGACGATGTTGTGCTGGCCGAGAACCCGGAAGTCCGCTGCCTCGCCGTTGCAGTGCTGGCTCGTCTTCGATCCGCCGATCGTGACATTGAGTTGCGGGCAGCGATAGCCGCTGCTCACGATCACCGGGCTGTTGAAGTGCGCCCGTACCGGCTCGAGGACATGGACGCACAGTGCTTTGAGGTTGGCCACGACTTCAGGCGACGGGGTATTGTCGATGCCGAGGCGCGCCGCCGTTTGAGAGCGGACCATCTCCTCGAGCGTGAAGTTTTCGGACAGTTGCATGGGGTCAGTCCTTTCGGTGGGAGAGGAAGTCGAGAACGTGCGTCACCAGCCCGCGAAACTGCGGGTCGATGTCGACGATGCGCAGGTGCAGGCGAAGCGCGCGCCAGTAGCCAAAGGCAGACGCCGCGACCGACACCACGACGATCAGGACGACCCAGAAGACGGTCACGGCGTCTCGTCCTTCATGGCGCCGCCGTTCATCCCCATGCGCTTGCGCACGATCGTCTGCAGCGCATCAAGGAAGAAGGCGAAGCCCAGAGCGCCCAGCACCATCGAGAACAGCACGACCCCCTCAACCGGCCATGCCCGGATCTTGCCGACCATGACCGAGATCGTTGCGAAGGCGGGCAATGCCGATATCTCGGAGATCACCAGCCAGCGGCGCTTGCGGCGCCACAGATCAAGCGCGATGGGATCGGCCGGCGGCACGGGCGCCACGCCGAAGAGCAGCCAGCCCAAGCGCGCGCCGCAAAGGGCAAGGCCGCCGAACAGCGAAAGCAGCCAGAGTACGAAATCGTCGAACTTCACTTGAACTTCCCCCCATCGAATTGACCGGGCTGGATGGAAAGACCGCGGACCACTGCCTCAGTCGTCGCTGGGTGCCGGGTCGGCCGGCACCGCGGTGATGACGCCAGCAGCGATCTTGTGCGCCACGCCTAGCGCGACTTCCTCGACGCGGGCCTTGGTGGCGGCCTTATCGTAGGTGCCGTCAGCCTTCAGCACGGCGTTGACGTCGCGCTTGTGAACGATCTCGCCGCTGGTGAAGGTGACGGAGACGGCGCGGGTATCGGCGTTGAAGGCGCCGATCCTGAAGGTGAGTTCGGACACGGGAGGTTCCTTTCTAGGCTGGAGCGACCGGCCATTCGACGGCGGCCGGATCGGTGACGGTTTCGGGAAGATCGCGCAGGGCCTGACGGTAGGCGGCCCAATCGGCTCGGAGTTCATCGGTCAGCGGGCTGTCGGGCAGCTGCGTGAAGTCGGACGCGGCCAGCAACCGGTCGCGCTCCGCACGCAGTCGCCTGCGCAATTCGGCGTCGTCAGGCGGGGGAGGTTCCAGCGCTACCGGGTCGCCGTTCTCATTCGCAGCGATCAGCATTCCGGCGCTTGCGCTATCCATCAATTCGGCGTGCCGGGCGCGGGTAATTTCCCGCGCGTCACTTGGAATGACGGAATGCACGCCATCATCGAAAAAGCCGCAAATGCTCGCGCTAAAGAACAGTGCCATCTCGCTCTAATCCTTCAAACTTTGCCAATCGCGATCCACCAGGCGTTCCCGCCGCCCGGCGCTGCATTGTAAACGTTCATGTTCGTTGCCGATGCGCCGTAGGGGAGCGGGCCGTTGCCCTGGGCGTCTGCGTTGCCGACTTCCGTTGCGCAGCCGCTGTCGACGTAAAAAGGGGCCGCGCTGAACGCTATGGGGAAAGTCACGACGCCGTAGCCGGGGCGCGTCGTTAGGTTGATCCGTCCCCATTGCATGAGCAGCCCGCCGGTCAATTTCTGGTAGCCGGTGGCGGAATGGTCGGCCGCGAAGTCCGCGACTTTCGCGAGGGCGCTGGCCTGGTAGCCGTCCACGGTGTCCGCGTCCAAGCCGCTGCCGCTGCCATCGTTGCCAGCGTTCCAAACTTCATTACCGCCGGCCGTAACGCTTGCTGCGGCAAAATTGATAGCCGTCACGCTGTTGCCGGAACGTGTGATTTGCAGCGGGATAGAAGCGGACGATTGCGCGTCATTAAGCGCTCTTATCTGGAGAAGCCCAGATGATGCGCGAATATCCCAAATCTTTCCATTAACCCCCTCGTCAGACTCATTAAATACTAGGCGCGGCGCCGTATTGACTAGGGAAAGACTTCCACTGAACTCGTTGTTAGCGCTTAATTGGGCGAATGCGCTGGCTTGCTGTCCGTCGAGCATGTCCGCGTCCAAGCCGCTGCCGCTACCATCGTTAGCTTGGCCCCATAATATGCCCTGCGTAGCCGTTGACACGGAGCCACCATAAGTGGCCACCAAAGCATTAACAAAGTCAGATGCAAAATAGTCGCCCGAATACTGCAAAATTAGGCTGTTCGGCGACGATCCGTTGATAGTAGAAATCATGCGCCAAGAGGGGCCAGCGTTGCCGTCTAGCCTTATTTCCTGCGAGGTTGTCTTTTTGATGCGGAGATAGTCAGCAAACACATTGGCTGCGTCCGTCCTGGCGTAAAAACTACCCTGCACCCCATCCAGCAAATCGGCATCCAAGCCGCTGCCTGCGCCGTCGTTGGCTGCGTGCCAAACAGTCGCGCCGTTGAACGTAAGCGAGGACTTCACCTCCAGACCATTGTTCATCGTGACAAGGCCGGTCGCGAGCGTGATATTGAAGGGACGCAGGTTGTTGTAGGTGCCCGATGCTTCGGCCCCGGCATCACTCAGGAGGAGATAGAAGTTATTGGCATCCGCACGCACGATCGTGCTCGGGGCATTCGCCCCCGCATAATGGATGACAATTTGGCTGCCCGTCACGTCGAATATCTGGGGGACCGTGAACACGTTTTGCAGCGACATTCGCGCAAATGCGCTGCCGTGCAATCCGTCCAACAGGTCCGCGTCCAGCCCGCTGCCGCTGCCGTCGACCGTCAACAGTTTGCTTCTGACATCGCCCGCCGTGTAGCTGCCGGTAGGCAGGTAGTAGGCCCCCTGCTGACCGTCCAACAGATCCGCATCGAGACCGCTACCGCTGCCATCCTGCGCCAGCAGCCACCCGAGGATGGCGGCCTTGGCCGCTGCAGGCGTGAGAGCGCGCAAGGCGTCGATCCCGGCCTGTGCTTCCGCCGTGGTCGCCAATTCCACCACACCCTGCTGGCTGGTGGTGGCAGGGGGATTGAGGAAATTCGCATCGCCGAACGTCAGGGCAGCGGCATCGATGTCGGCGAACTGGACGTCGATCGCGAGCAGCATGAGTGCCTGCGCCGACTTCTCGACCAGCACATCCGCCTGCCCGTAGATCGCGAAGAGCGTGCCGTCACCGAGGTAGAGCGCAAGGCTGCGCACGGTGAAGACGTCGGCGGTTTCATCCCGCACGATCAGGTGGATCGTATCGTCGGCCACGACATCGCCCGACAGCGTGGCGATGCGCTTGAATTCGCCGGGCAGGTTCGTCGCCCTGACATCAGGCGTGACGGCCGTTTCAGTCAGGCCAACCTGCGCGATCGTAACCGGGGCGGTGCCGGTATTGGCCGCGTTCACAAGAGCGGCCCTGCCGGCATCCGTGACGATCATGTTGAAGGGCATGGCTTCTCCGCTCAGGTAGCTGCCGGCGCCGTGCAGGGCAGGCGGGCGTAGACGGTGGGACGCACGGCCGCGATCAGGCCGATATCGGCCTTCGCGTTGATGCCCTGCGTGAAGGTGAAGGTGCTGCGCACCGGCTTGGCGCGGTTGACCTCGGCGATGACCTGATCGACGAACGCGGCCGAAGCAGGTGCGTCCGCCTGGTCGAGGTTCAGGACAAGATCGAAGGTGTGGGGATCGGACTTCGGCTCGCTCTGCCACCATTCGCGAATGGCGACCGAACCGCCGAAGCTGGCAACGACCGATCGCACCGATTCCGCGGTGCCCTTGCGCCGCGCAATGGAAATTGCCTGCCGCACGCGCTCGCGCTTGATCGGCTCGGGCCAGTTGGTCGACCAGTTATCGAGGCTGAGGCCCCACGCCAGCCACGGCAGCAGCTCGATCGGGCAATCATCCGGCGACCAGACCGACCGGACAGCCGTTGCGATATCGAGCCGGGTGGCCGCGATCTGCTCGAGCGACTTCTCAAGCGGCGTGGATCCGGGAGGCAGGAGGCTCGGGTACGTCATTCCCCGGTCCCGGCATAATTGACCGTGGTGCCGGTGCAGTACGGCGCCTGCGTGCGCGAGATGACGATATCGGCAGCAGGCGTCGTCAGCTCGACATTCTGCACGCCTTCGACGTGGAGAGCCGCGAAGATGGCCGAGCGCGTGATGTCGCGGCCGATACGGTGGCTGGCCTCGATGTAGGCATCGAGGCTGTCCTGCGCTGCGGCCAGCACGACGCCGCCATCAGGCCCGCTGAAGGTGGTGAGCGTGGCATCGACCGCATATTCGACGATCTCGGCCGACTGGACGGTGACAAAGTCGGTCAGCGGGCGGCGGGTTTCGTCCGAGACGTAGGCATCGACGGTGTCGACCAGGTCGACCGAAGCCGCGCCGCTTCCAGTGCGTGAGAGGACAGAGACCAGCACCTCCCCGGCCGCCGGGCTGGTTGCACTGGCGTCCAGCACGTCCGCATCGGCCGAAAGCGCGTGGAAGATGTAGGCGCCTTCCGGCCCTGCGACCGAATAGCCTTCGGGCGCCAACACCATGCGGCGTCGGAAATCGGCATCGCTTTCCATGACGGCGGGAATGCCCAGCGCCTCGTCGGCCGGGGACAGGGTGAAACGGGTGATGCCGAACAGCGCGGCGATGTTGTCGAGGTCGGCGCCCACGGCATAGGCAGGCATAACGGCGCGCGCCGCATCGTTGATCCGCTGGCGCAGGAGCAATTCGCGGTAGGCGAAGAGCTGCAGCAGCTTGACGACCGGATCGCTCTCCACCGTCGCATCGAAGTCGGGCAGCAATTCCTGCAGCTGGTCCAGCGCGGCCGCGTAGATCGTCTCGAAGTCGAGCGCCTCGACGATATCGGGCGCATCGAGGCGGGACAGATCGACAGCGGTGAAGGTTGCATCGGCCATGTGGCAAGCTATCGGCCAGCCCCCGGCATCTCTGCCACCCGTGCGCGTTGTGAAAGCCGCGCTCTACAATACCACTGGGTGGCGGCATCGCGCGGCATCGGCATTTTCGCTGTCATGCGAACTCCACAGGACACGCCCACCGATCCCGATGCGCTGCTGCGCTACGTGACGATCGCCTCGGTCGACCTTGCCGCCGCGCGCTGCACGGTCACGATCGATGCGAGCGAAGATGGCGGCGCGGTGGAAAGCCCGCCCCTGCCCTGGCTGGCGCCGCGCATGGGCGAGACGAAAGCATGGCTGCCGCCGAGCGTCGGCGAACAAGCCCTCCTGCTCTGTCCCGGCGGCGAAATTGGCGCCGGTGTCGTCGTCGGCGGTCTCACCAGCAATGCCAATCCGGCCCCGATCGACGAGCCGGTCGTGCTGCTGCGCTTCAAGGACGGTGCGAGCCTGTCCTACGATCCCGAGGCGCACGAACTGCTGCTGCAGTTGCCTGCCGGCGGCACCACGGTGCTGGCCTCCGATGGCGGGATCGACCTGATCGGCAACGTCAACCTCACCGGAACACTCACGGCCAGCGAGGACGTGACCGCAAGCGGCGTGAGCCTGAAGAGCCACAAGCACGGCGGTGTCCAGGGCGGCAGCGGCCAGACGGGAACCCCGGTATGAAGCCGCGCTGGCTCATCGCCCTGGCCATCCTGACCTTGCCTGTTTGGTTCGTCCCTGTCTGCGCATGGGTCGGCATCCGCACGCATGGCAGAAACACCCTGCGCGATGTGCCCGGTGCGATCCGCTACGTCCTGCGGGGGCGCCTGTGACCAGTCTTACTGGCATGGCGCGCGATACCGGCGCACAGCTCCTGGGCGAAGATCACCTGGTCCAGTCGATCGGCGACATCCTCAGCACGCCGCTCGGCAGCCGGGTGATGCGCCGCGACTATGGCTGCCTGCTCTTCGACCTGATCGACCGCCCTGCGAACCGCGCCACGATGCTCCTGTGCACGATGGCCGTTGCCATGGCCCTAGCCCGTTGGGAGCCGCGCATCGCCGTGCGGCAAGTGGCCTTCGAAGGCGATCTCGCCGCCGGGCAAGGCACGGTCACGATCACCGGCAACCGCACAGACGTTGCCGCCAATGCCTTCACCCGCCTGACCATCCCGCTCACCCGATAGGAGCCGACCAATGTTGCACGGCATCAAGACAAATATCCTTACCGCAGGCACCCGCGCCATTGCCGCCCTGGCGAGCGGCGTCATCGGCATCCTCGTCACCGCCGACGATGCCGATGCGGTCGCGTTTCCCCTCGACACCCCGGTCCTCGTCACCGACCTGCGGGCCGCTCTCGCCAAGGCCGGGACCACCGGCACGATGAAGCCGTCGCTCGAGGCGATCTACGACCAGGCCAGCCCGATCCTGATCGTCGTGCGCGTTGCCGAAGACGATCTCGACCAGGACACGGTCGTTATCGGCGATGCGGGAACCTACACCGGCCTCTATGCTCTGCTCGCGGCGGAATCGGTCTGCGGCGTGCGCCCGCGCGTCCTTGGCGCGCCCGGCCTCGATACGCAGGCCGTCACTACCGCGCTCGTCACCGTCGCCCAGAAACTGCGGGGCATGATCTATGCCGCCGGCATCGGCGACACGATCGCGGATGTCGTGCTCTACCGCGCCAACTTCTCAGGCCGCGAGCTGATGCTGATCTGGCCCAACTGGTCGAACGGCTTTGCGGGCGATGCCGTCGCCCGCGCGCTCGGCCTGCGCGCCCGGATCGATGAAGAGACCGGATGGCACAAGTCGATCAGCAACGTGGCGGTGAACGGCGTTACCGGCATCTCCAAGAGCCTGTTCTTCGACATCCAGGACGAGACCACCGATGTCTCCACGCTCAACGATGCGCAAGTGACCGCGCTGGTGCGCTCGCCTGCAGGCGGGTTCATCTACTGGGGCAACCGCACCTGCTCGGACGAACCGCTCTTCGCCTTCGAGCCTGCCGTTCGCACCTCGCAGATCCTGCAGGACGAGATCGCGCAGGGCCTCGTCTGGGCGAGCGACAAGCCGCTCACCAAGTTCCTGATCAAGGACGTGCTCGAGACGATCAATGCACGGATCCGCAGCCTCGTCGTGCAAGGCCGCCTGATCGGCGGAAAGGCATGGTTCGATCCGGCCCTCAATGCCGATGCCGACCTCGCCGCCGGCAAGCTGGTGATCGACTACGAGTTCACCCCCGCCGCCCCGCTGGAGGGCCTGACGCTCAACCAGCGCATCACCGACAAGTACTACGCCGACCTCGCTGCCGAACTGGCCGCCTGATCGACCTGAAACAGGAGAAATACGATGGGCTTCCCCTCAAAACTGAAGGACATGAACCTGTACGGCGACGGCGACAGCTGGAAAGGCGAAGTCCCCGAAGTCACCATCCCCAAGCTCGTCCTCAAGATGGAGGAATGGCGCGGCGGCGGCATGCTCGGCCCGGTCATGATCGACCAGGGCTTCGACAAGATCGAGTTCGAGTTCAAGGCCGGCAGCCTGCTGCTCTCGCCGCTCAAGCAGTTCGGCGCCGTCACCGTAGATGCCGCGCAGCTGCGTTTTGCCGGTGCCTACCAGAACGATGCCACCGGCACGGTCAACGCGGCCGAGATTGTTGCGCGCGGCCGGTACAGCGAAGTCGACTTCGGCAGCCAGAAGCCGGGCGATGACACCGAGACCACCTACAAGATGGCCTGCAGCTACTACAAGCTGATCCTCGACAACCAGGAGCTGATCGAGGTCGACCTGGTCGCGGGAATCTTCACCGTCTTCGGCGTCGATCGCCGCGCCGAGATCCGCGAGGCCATCGGCTCGTAACGCCTTTCGGGGGCGTTTCCTTCCCCTGGGGCGCCCTCACCTTCCCCCTCCCGGCGAATTCTGGCGGGCGCGCCGGGAGGGGTTTTCCGTTTCGCCTGCCGCTGACAAGGAAAGTCCGCCATGGCCGAAGCCGCCACCCCCAAGCCGCCCCAGACCATCACCGTCACGCTCGCCGAGCCGATCAAGCGCACCGGCGGCGACATCGCCGAAGTGACGCTGCGCAAACCCAAGGCCGGAGAGCTGCGCCACCTCAAGGTCGAGGACCTGTTCGCGACGGACGTGAACGCGCTGATCGTACTGCTGCCGCGCATCACGAATCCGCCGTTGATCGTATCAGAGATCGAGCAGCTCGAGACCGAGGACCTTCTCGAGATCGCCGGTGCCGTGAAGGGTTTTTTTATGCCGGCAGCGATGAAGGAAGCCATCGCGAAGGCATTGGGCAACGACCAGACCTGATCGAGGAGTGGATCGCGGACATCGCCGCGATCTTCCACTGGCCCTTGCCCCACCTCGAAGCGATGGATCTGACCGAGCTGGCCATGTGGCGTGAGCTGGCCGTCAAGCGATGGAACCGGATGAACACGACGGAGAAATAAGGTGGCCGACAACAAGCTGAACCTGCTGGTGAAGTTCACCGGCATCGACAAGCTCTCCGGCTCGATCAGGAACATCGTCGGCGCGGGGAAAGCAGGCTCGGCCGCACTCAATGACCTGCGCAAACAGGCCGGCCAGGGCAAGGCGGCGATCCGCACGCTCAATACCGAGATCCGGGAGAACCAGAGCGAGCTCGCGCGCGTGCGGGCCGAGCTGACATCCGGATCCATGCGCAGCGGTCTTGTCATGGCCGAGCGGGAGCTGGTGCGCGCGATCAACGACGCCAACCGGCAGATCGGTGAGCAAGAAGCCGCGCTGGGCAGGCTCAATCGGCAGATGGATGCACAGAAATCGAAGCTTGAACGGATCAACAACATCCAGTCCCGCGCCTCACAGGTGGCATCGGCCGCTGGCAAGGCCGGTGCGGTCATGTCGGTGGGCATCACGGCCCCCGTTGTCGCCCTCGCTGGATCGATAGGCAATCTGGCTCAGCGATCCAAGGAATTGCAGAATGCGGCCTCCGTCGCCGGCACCGGCTTCGAAGCTTTCCAACGCGGCGCCTATGCCGCCAGTACCGTTGGCATCCAGTTCGACAAGTTCGGCGACATCCTCAAGGACACGCAAGACAAAATCGGCGACTTCAAGGCAACCGGCGGCGGCGAGGTTGCCGACTTCTTCCAGAACATCGCACCCAAAGTCGGAGTGACGGCGGACAGCTTCGCCAAGCTTTCCGGAGCGCAATCGCTGCAGCTCTATTACGATTCGCTGGTGAAGGCCGGGGTCAGCCAGAAGGAAATGGTCTTCTACCTCGAAGCAATCGGAGACGAAGCCAGCGCGCTCTCACCGCTACTTGCCAACAACGGCGCCGGCATGAAGGAACTGGGGGCAAACGCCGCCGTCATCAGCGAAGCCGACGCGGCCGGATTGAAGAAATACACCGATTCCCAGATCAAGCTCAGCAACTCAACGCAGAAGCTGCAGATCGCCCTCGCCAATTCTGGCCTGATCGATGTCATGACATTGCTGGCAGACAAGGGCGCGGCGGCGGCGGATTGGTTCGGCTCCCTATCGCCCGGCGTACAGCAATTTACCGTTGGCCTCGGGATGGTGGCCGCCGTGGCAGGGCCGGTCCTGATCTTCTTTGGCGCAATCGCTTCTGCTGTCGCCACGCTCGCCCCGATCGTCGTGGGGATTGGAGGCGTCTTCTCCGCTGCGGTGCCCATTATCGGCGGCGCGGTGACTGCGATTGTGGGCGCCGTGGGCCTGCCCTTCCTTGCAATAGCTGCAGCCGTCGCAGCGATCGGCGTCCTGATCTACGCGAACTGGGACACCATCAAGAGCGCCTTCATCACCGGGTGGGCAAAGGTGAAAAGCTTCTTCTCCGGGCTGCCTGACTGGCTCAAGACCATGGGGGCCATGATGATGGAGGGCTTGCTCATGAGCCTGAACCCCGTGTTGCTGGTAAACAAGCTGATCGGCATCGCCAAAACCGGCGTGACGGCATTCAAGAACTTCTTCGGCATCAAGAGCCCTTCGCGCCTGTTTATGCAAATGGGTGGCTTCATCAACGAGGGCCTTGGGATTGGTATCGAGCAGAACCAAGACAGACCGGGAAAAGCGGCCACAAACATGGCCCAAGCGGTAATGAATGCAGCGAAATTCCCAGAAGGCTTCGGCAAATCCAATGCCGCGCGCCTCATGGCGAAAGAGAATTTGGCTTGGAACATCGGCAAGCCGAAGATGGCAATCCAGGCCATGAAGGCCACGCAGATCCCGCAGGTGATCCTCAGGCCCAATGCCGCAAACCTTTGGGCAAAAAAGCAGCGGGTAGACAATGACGCCCCCGACGCCGGACCGTTCGCAGGGAATCGACAACGGGAACTATCCGTCGCCAGGATCGCCAGTGCGGGAGCCTTGATAGCCGCTCCTGCTGCGGCGCAACCCGCACAGGCGGCGGCACCATCGAAGATCGAGATCCACATTCATCAGCAGCCCGGTGAGGACGGCGAGGCGCTTGCTCAGCGCGCGGTGCGGATCATCGAACAAAAACAGCGCTCCCAGCGCCTTGGCCGATTTGAGGACAGCTTCTGATGCTCGCAGCCCTTGGCATGTTCGTATTCGAGACCAACTCGGCCCTGTTCGATCGCATGGGTCGCGATCGCGACTGGCGGCATGAACGCACGCCCCGCTTCGGCGCGCGCGCCGCCAGCCAGTTCACCGGCCCCGGCGAGGACCGGATAACGCTGGTCGGCACGCTGGTACCGGAAATCGCAGGATCCTATTCGGCGATCGAGAAACTCGCCGAAATGGCGGACGAAGGCGAAGCCTGGCAGCTCGCGGACGGGCGCGGCAACATCTACGGAACCTACACCATCGACCGGATGAGCGAGGACAGGACCAACCTGCTCGACGATGGCGTTGCACGGCAGACCGGCTTCACCATCGAACTTTCGCGCGTGGCCTGATGGCGGGATCCACCTACAGCCAGGCGAAGGCCGCGTGGAAGGTGACGCTCGACGGCAAGGACCTGACTGCAAAGCTCGCGCCGCGCCTGATCTCGCTTCGCCTCTCGGAGAAGAACGGCGAGGAAGCCGACGAGCTGGAGATCATCCTCCACGATGCCGATGGCAAGGTCGCCATCCCACCCGAAGGTGCGGTCCTGCGCGTCCAACTGGGCTGGGAGCGCGGCAGCGCTGTAACGCCAGGTCTGGTCGACAAGGGCAGTTTCACGGTCGACGAGGTGGCTTGGGACGGCCCGCCCGACCGGCTGTCGATCCGCGCCCGCTCGGCAGACCTCAAGGACAGCTTCCGCACCAGGCGCAACAGGACGTGGAAGGACACGACCATCGGCGCGATCGTTGACGACATCGCAGTTCGCCACAGCCTGACGCCGCGGTGCCATGCAGACCTGTCGGGCAAAGCGATCCTGGCCGCCGAACAGGGCAACAAGAGCGACATGCAGTTCCTGCGCGACCTTGCCCGGCGCTACGACGCTACCGCGACCGTTAAGGCCGGGACGTTGATCTTTGCCCCGATCGGCGCGGCGACCACGGCCACCGGTGCCACGATCCCGACCTTGACGATCTCCCGGCAGCAATGCTCAAACCACTCCTGGCGGCGCGCCGCGCGCGAAAAGGCGCAGGACGGTGTCGAGGCGCAGTGGCATGACAAGGACGGCGCAACCCGCAAGACGGTCAGCACCGGCGGCACGAACCGGAAGCGCCTCAAGAAGGTCTATTCCAGTGAGGTGGATGCCAAGGCGGCAGCTGTGGCGGAATCGAAGCGGCTCAAGCGCGCCGCGGCCAATCTTGAGCTGACGATGTCATATGGCGATCCGCGCTTGGCGCCGGGCATGAGGATCAGCGTCTCTGGCTTTAAGTCAGAAGTAGACGGCACGTTGTGGGTGATTACGAGCACAGACCACGAAATGGGCGATCGTGGTCTATCGAGCCGCTTGTCTCTTAAAGTCTTGGCATAATGCTGAACGCTTAGCTGGCATTCGAACGAACTCCCAAGAAACCCAAACGATATTCATCGCCGTCAAAAAAGGCCTTCGCCCTGAGCCCACAGGGCCCATGAACGAGCACGTCATGCAACCGAAGGACCGCAACCATTTGCACGGAGTTTCTACCGTTTTCATCGTGAAGATCCGGAAATTTCGTATCTACCGGTAGGCCAGGCCAAGCCATCTCTACTTCGGCAACAACCTTGCTTTCACCATTCGTGTCTTGTGTAATCTTGATACCAAGAGGCTGTTCAGGGGTGTCGGGGTCAATTCGGAAGTGCACCTCCACACACAACAACGGTATCCTTGAAGGATAATTAGCTGATAGAATTATTTCCGAATTATAAACTCCAACTAAAGTCCTCTTTCCAGTAACTTCTTCTCGAATATCATCGCAGAAAATTGCATTACCATTGGGTAAGGGTGGATATTTTATCATGCCGCGATACCATCTGTTTCAAATACAGTTACGCTTACACGCGGAGTCTGACTTTCTGAGCGGGGAATAGATATCACATCTAGGGAAGATCTTGTCGAATCCGGATATACGATGCCATGAGAAGTATAGACTTTCTCACTTGAATAATCTTTCGCAGAAATCTGAAGTTCGACTCCCAGAGCCGAAGCAAGATCAGAGACAGTATTCATTTCCCAATTTGGAGTTCCATTAAACCAACGAGAGATCACAGATTTGTTAACACCTAGAGTATCAGCAAGTCGCTGAAGAGTATACCCTTCTGGCCCCTTCTTTTTCTCAGAAATAACAGACCAAAATAGGCTCACCATCTCAGATTTGAGAATGGTCCTATCATATTCCTTGGCGTCGACATCGAATCCTGAATTAGCCATTGTCCAGATCTCTCATCACATGACCTAAATAGTCGGAATTGCTATCAGATCTCAGCGGCCGAATACCACCAGTTTCTCCATCCCAATGCTCAGCAACTTCGCTTGCCATCCGATGATAGTTACTTTTTGCCCCCAAATCGCTTCGCAAATAGAAACGAGTGCCAACAAAAACATCTTTATGAACGAAGCGACCAAGAAGCCGTGCCTGAAAATCTTTCGGCTTTCGAACGGCAAACGTCCAAACTTCATCTAGATCTTCAAGCAGCTTAAAATCTGGCGCGCCGTCCTCGCTCCTACCCACCGAAACGAGGTAACCGGCCTTAAACGTATCGAAAGACATAGCAGCCGTGGTGCGAGGGAACGGAGGAGAAGGCGCTGAGAGCATGGAGGCAATGGCATCGGTAACCATCAAAATCCTCCTTCGCTCGTACCCAAGCTTCTGACGAGCGAATTCAAGCTCGACAAACCCCGCTTTCTTCAACTGTTCAACACATAATGGTGTTGATATAAAAGTCAACTTCTTACCCCTGAGCTGGCGTTGACGCCCTTCCTCGAAACCGCGAACATGGTTAGAGCAACCATCAGATGTCGCCTTCAACCCGCTCCGAGGCAGCCGGAATTTCGATTTCGACTAGATCCCACCCCACCCCATCGCGTTTAAAAATCATGCGAGGTACCTTTTCACCTTCGTCCACTTCGGGCACGGCGACAAAGCGGTCAAAGCCGTGGCGCTCGATCACCCACTCGACGTCCCTGCCGCCACCTGATGAAGTATCCTCGGGCCCCTTCATCTTCCCACTCTCGACCATAGCCTTCATGCCTTCGGGAGAGACGATGCCATCGATCAGATTGTCGACCAATGACATAGCAAAGGCTGCACCTAGGGCGCCGAACGGATTGTCGTCCTTCTCCTTGGCCATCTCTGCAACGAGGTAAGCGCGCATCTGGCTCTTCAGGGACTCGCGCACCGAAGGAAAATCGACGCGTTCTTTCATCTCGTCCTTGTCGCCACTCATCACCGCGTCGTGCAGTCCGGACATCGCGAGTACTGGCGACGCCAAGTACCAGGCACCTGCAGCGATAAGCAGCCCCACCGTGCCGCCCCATATGACCCTTTTCATGCTTTCCTTCGATCAGTTCACTTGGCCGTCGCGTCCAGCTCGCTCACCCGCCCCAACAACGCGTCAGCGTGTTGGTAAATGTCGATCGGTCCCGCCACTGAGTAACGTTCCTCGTCCTTGCCTGAGAAGAGGCCGAGGTAGCGGGCGGTTGGGCTGTTGAAGTGTAGGCGCGCGATCGTGCGGCGGTTGTTGTCGTCCAGGAGAACGGCGCAATAGGACTTTGCATCGCGCATCACGATACGCTCCGGGTTCACCGACTTTGAGCAAATGGCCCGGATGATGTTGAAGCCGTCGATCTCAACCTGCGTGGTTTCGATGCCGTCGCTTTCGGCCGTCGGCTCGTCGACTGGTTCGGGGTCGTCATTGCGGTTCATGGCGTTTTGCAGGCGCTCGTCGATGCCTTGCCGGATGATCGCACCGATCGCCTGAGTGATTGCGCCCTGGTATTTCTCACGCACCTGCTTGGTGAGCATGCCGTCGTGCAGACGCGAGGCCACTACGCGCACGAACTCCTCGGAAGGTTCGGCAAACTCCTTCTTCAGTTCGGCCATGACCTGGGACTGCAGCTTGAGTGTACCGGCTTGGGCGACGATGCGATCGACATCAAACTCGGCCTTCTGGAAGGCGCTGAGATGGCGCAGGTCCGACTTGCGATACTCGTCGAGGTTGAACGTGAAGAACGGCTTCTCGTCCATCATGTTGGCTTTGTCGGAGTCCGTGAAGAACTTGTAGACGACGCCGTTGGTGAGGAGCGCGACACGGGCATCGGTCGCCGCAAAATATCGGAAAAGCTGGCTGGCGTGCTTGATCGACAGATCGCCGTTGACGGGTTTGCACTCGACCAGAACAGTGACCTCACCGCCTACGCAGAGGGCATAGTCGACTTTCTCGCCCTTCTTCGTGCCAACATCGCAGGTAAATTCTGGTTTCACCTCGGCCGGATTAAAAACATCGAAGCCCAACGCCCGCAAGAATGGCATAACTAGCGTCGTCTTTGCGGCCTCTTCAGTTTCGAGAATTTCGCGGTGCTGGCGTAGACGAGCCTGCAACTCGGCAATGTTGGTTTCGAAATCCATGGTCCCCCCTCAGCATTCAGGCCAAATGCCGCGACCGTTCCATGTGCGCGACAAATCAAGGCCCCTACTAAGGCAAATGAGTTTGAACGTGATCTCGATTAAGAAATTTTAGAGCGGTTTTCGACCGTTCTGAATCGGCATGGGATTCCCTTTGGTCACGATTTCTGATTCAGAATCCGTGCTGGTGAAGGAGGCCGGCATGGATGGCTCTTTCGATGGATTTGCGCACTCGGCTCTTGGCAGCGGTGGATAGTGGATCGAGTTGTCGTGCTGCGGCGGCCCGGTTTGGTGTTGCACCATCAACGGCGGTCCGCTGGCGGGCACAGCAGCGCGAGACGGGTGACATTGCCCCAAAGCCTCTAGGCGGCGATATGCGTTCGCGGCGGATGGAAGAGCGGGCAGCGGACATTCTGGCCATTTGGGAGGAGCGCAGGGACATCACCCTCGGAGAACTGCGCTTGGCGCTGGCAGACAAGGGTATGGACGTTTCCGTTGCCGGGCTACATCGCTTTTTTGTTCGCCGTGGACTGACGCGCAAAAAAAGACAGGCCATGCGATAGAGCAAGATCGACCCGACATCCTTAAGCAGCGTCAGGACTGGTTCGAGGGTCAACTCGATTTCGAACCGGAGCGTCTGGTCTTCATCGACGAAACCTGGACCGCGACCAATATGACCCGCAGCCACGGTCGTTGCCCGAAAGGCGAGCGGCTGCGGATGGGCTTCCCGCACGGCCACCGCAAGACCACCACCTTGGTCGCCGGCCTGCGCATGACCGGCATGGTCGCGCCCATGGTGCTCGATGGGCCGATCAACGGCGACTGGTTTGAAGCCTACGTCGCCAAGGTCCTCGTCCCGGAACTGCGGCCCGGCGACGTCGTCATCATGGACAACCTGTCGAGCCACAAACGCGCATCGGTGCAGGTGCTCATCGAGACCGCAGGCGCAACCCTGCGCTTTCTCCCACCCTACAGCCCTGACTTCAATCCGATCGAGAAAGCGTTCTCCCGCCTCAAGGCCATGCTCCGTAAAGCGGGTGAGCGTACAGTTAGTGGTCTGTGGAGCTTGATCGGTAAACTCATCGATATCTTCCAGCCCCACGAATGCGCCAACTACTTCAGATCATGCGGGTACGAACCAGAATGATCGAAAACCGCTCTAATATGCCGAAAGTTCGAAGCGCATCACGAAACCGGGAAACAAGATTGCGATATTTCTATCCCCTTTGGAATGCGGTCCCTATACCCAATTGCAGACTAATCATGCGAGTAGAACACTTTGACGCTGGCGATCGGCGAAATCTTGATCCGTGAGGTGCAGGCAGGTGAATTGCCAGCGCTACATCACGTAATCGAACGAGCCTTTCGTGGGAAAACCGCAAGAGCGGGTTGGTCTCACGAAGGAGCAGTCGTGCCTGGTCGCAGAATAGAAATGTCAGTGCTCGAAGCGATCCTCAATGATGATCATGAACTATTGTTGGGCGCTTTTATCGAGAACAAGCCGGTCGGCTGCGTCAGGATCACGCAGAAGGACGAATCTGTCTGCGAAATTGGTCTGTTGACCGTCGATCCGGATACTCAAGCGATGGGGTTGGGAGATACGCTACTGACTGCTGCCGAGCGTAAAGCTCTTGATCGATTTGGCGCAAGCCTGACTGAGTTATCAGTGATCATCCAGCAACCCAAACTGACCGAATATTACAAGCGCAGAGGATATCAGATTACCGGGCGGACTAAGCCCTATCCGATTCAGATCGATCCGCCCATGGAGTTCGCGATCTTCCAAAAAGTGCTCTGAATCAACTGCGTCAGACTATGCGAGGAAACTGCTTTCTGAGCTGACCGAAATTCACATTTTCCGAACAGTAGCAACCACGCGACCTAGGATGTGCATTTCGTCGTCGTAGGCAGTGGCGTTGGAGACGTGGGGGTTGTCGGCCATCATTTCTACGCCGCCGTTCGGGAGGGCGCGGAGGCGTTTGATGGCGCCTAGGCCGGCGTAGGTTATGGCCCAGATCTTGTCGCTGATGTTGAGGCTTTGCTGCGAGCAGTCGATCAGGAGTAGATCGCTATCACGGAGGGTGGGCTCCATCGAGTCTCCTGCCCCCTGGGCGAAGAATAGCTGCTCTGGAGCTGCTCGCGTATAGAGGCGAAGCCACTCTATTGGGAAGTGACGGATCGTCTCCGTGACGGGAACATCTAGATAGGTAGAACCCATACCGAGCGAGAGATCGATCTCCCGTACCGGCACGAGACCAAGATCCGCGGCGACAGCTTCTGTTGATGGAACTGGAACGTAAGAGTCGGAAGGATCGTCGGTCTCGCCTTCGAGATAGGCAGGCGTCGTCTGCAATTCGCGAGCGATCTTGTGCAGATGCTTCGAGCCAACCTTATTCCGGTTTATCAATGAGTTGATAGTTGGCTGAGCCAGGCCAACTCGACGCGCGAGTTCAGCCTGAGACATGCCAAGCTCGGTGAGACGATCTGCGATACGCTGCCCTATTCCCATGGGAATGGACCCTATAGCTTTGCCGATAGGTCGAAACTTCGGTTTTGCAATTGACAAGGGTATAGCTTTAGCAATACCTGTGGGTCATGCCCGACGCCATCACACCATATGAAGCCCTTCTCCAGGCAGTCGAAACTGCCGGGTCGCAATCCGCTCTCGCTCGAGCTTGTGGCGTCGGGCAACCCGCCGTCTGGAAATGGCTCCAGGTCAAGCGCCTGCCCGCTGAGTACGTCCTGCGTATCGAAGCCGAAACCGGCGTATCGCGCCATGACCTCCGCCCTGACATCTACCCTCGCGAGGTGCCCCATGCTCCCGACGCATTCACAGGGGTAGACCGGGGCACGGCCTGCGTCTTCTTCAATGGACGCGCCTTTTCGCAGCAGGCCCGCGCATGACGAAGCGCCGCGAACCCCTCACCTACCAGCACACGCTCACTGGCGTTGCCTCCCTGATCGGGTGGGATCGTTGCGGGGCGATTTGCGGCGTCTCTGATCGAAGTGTGCGTAACTGGTCCGATCCCGATTGCGAGATCGAGATCCGCATGATCGATGCCGAACGGCTCGACCGCGCCTACATCGAACATGGCGGCACTTACGCGCCGTTCCATCGCCTGATGAGCCTGCGCCTCGAACTTGCGGTAAAGGAAGCTGCACAGGCCGACATGGCGCGCGCCGCGGCGGACGCTGCGAAGGAGAGCGGTGAGGCCGTTGCAGCGCTGATCGAAGCGTCAATGTCTCCCGATGCCGAAACCCGTCGCCGCGCCCGCAAGGAAGCGGAGGAAGCGATCTCCTCGCTAACCTCTGCGCTGCGCGCCGTCGATCGGCAGGAAGCCCTCGGGGGCTGAGCGATGCCCGGGACGAACATACAGGCACAGGCGCCGCAGCTGCCGATCGTCGCAGACGACGATGCGGGCCGCTTTGCGCCGCTCTATTGCCCGCACTGCCGGGCGCGCGGCCTCGTGCGCTCCAGCAAGCAGGTCACCGGGCAGCACCGCGACATGTACTACCAGTGCTGCAACATCGCTTGCGGCCATACCTGGCGCGCCTCGCTCGCCTATGACTACGGCATCGTGCCGAGCGCGATCCCGGATCCGCGCGTGAACCTGCCGCTGCGCCAGATGACGCGGCAGCAGGCGCTCGAATCGATGCGTGAGCGCGACCCGAACCAGCCCGACATGTTCGACGCCGATCCGGACCCACCCAACATCGCGGATACCGCCTAGGCGCCGGGCTGATCCCGGCCGCCCCTACCCAAACGCCCGCCAGCTGCCCGCCAACCAGCTTTGACCGACCCGCCACGCGGGAATGGAGTGTTGCGCCGTGCCCAAGTCATCGATCCATCCGAGCCATTGCCGCTGCCTCCGCTGCGCACCCCGCCATCCTGCGGGGAGCAATCGCGTGCCCTCGCCCTGGGCTTTGCTGCTCGCGGCCGCCGCGCTGGCAATCGCCTCGGTCGCCCTGCGCGACTGCTTCTCCACCTGGTCCAGCTTCTAAGAATCGGGAGACGCTCCATGCGAACGCATAAGCACATCCAGACGAAAGCCCGCGTCGTCGGCTTTCACTTCACCTTCCAGTGCACGGCCTGCGAGGCCGTGGAGCATCGCCGCACTCCAGCGCTTCCCGCTGGATGGATGGCGGTAGAAGCGGCCGAGGACGTCTACGCCTATTGCGGTGAGTGTGCCCCGGTCCTGCCGGTAGGGGGCGTGCAGTGACCGTCGCCGCACTGTGGCGCAGCACGCCTGCACCGCTTCGCAGGGAGACGGCGGCATTCGCCGTCTGCGTACCCGCGATCCTCGCGGCCTTCGCGTCCCTCTGGGCGATGCTGCCGGCATGATTCGGATCGCCGAACACATCCGCGAAGGACGCGATGCCGTGATCGCAGAAAGGCTGCTGAGCGGGGCGCCAGCCACCAATCCCTACGCCCCGCGAAGCAAGCGCGGCCTCTTCTGGCAGCGCGGCGCCGAACAGGCGCGCGAAGCCATCGAAAAACTCATGAGGATCGGAGCATGAAAACTGCACAGCAGACCACGCTGCCCGTGGAGATCGGGGAAAGCCGACGCCCCGTCGACGATCGCCTGCGGCTCCTGATCGAGCGGATTGAGCGCCTCGAGGAAGAGAAGAAGGGCCTGAGTGACGATATTCGCGACGTCTACTGCGAGGCGAAGGCGGTCGGCTACGACGTCAAGACGATGCGCCAGATCGTGCGGCTGCGGAAGATGCGGCCCGACGACCGGCGCGAAATGGACATGATCCTCGATACCTACAAGTCGGCGCTGGGGATCGACTGACCATGGCTCGCACTCCCGCAGCATTCCGCCAGGCCGATGTCGTTCGCGCAGTCAAAGCCGTGCGCGCGGCGCAGATTGCCGTCTCCGGCGTAGAGATCACGCCAGACGGGACGATTCGCGTCCTGACCGGCACCGCGCCGGAAGCCCCCTCCTCCCCCTTCGATGATTGGAAGCAGAAGCGCCATGCGAATGCGTCTTAAGGGAATCAACCGTACGACGCGCAAGCTCTCGTCCGGCAAGACCGTCACCTACTACTACGCCTGGAAAGGCGGCCCGCGCCTGGAAGGGACACCCGGTTCGCCCGAGTTCGTCGCCAGCTACAACCGAGCCGTCAATGCGAAGATCCCGCCGCGCAAGGACCAGTTGATGTCGGTCCTCGACCTGTTCGAGGATTCGACCGAGTTCACCGACCTCGCCGAGCGCACCCGCAAGGATTACCGCAAGCACCTGCGCGTGATCGCGGCCGAGTTCGGAGACTTCCCGGTCAGCGCGCTCGAGGATCGCCGCACGCGCGGCGAGTTTCTCGCCTGGCGCGAACGCCTCGCGATCAAGTCGCGGCGGCAAGCCGACTATGCCTTTGCCGTCCTCGCCCGCTCGCTTTCATGGGCGTATAACCGCGGCCTCGTCCCGGTGAACCCCTGCGAGCGCCCCGGCCGCCTCTATCGTGCCGCGCGCTCCGAGAACGTCTGGACGGACGCCGATGAGAAGGCCTTCCACGCAAAAGCACCGAATCACCTGCGGCTCGCCCTGACCCTCGCGCTCTGGACCGGCCAGCGGCAGGGAGATCTCCTTCGCCTGAAGTGGGCTGCCTACGACGGAGAAACCATCCGCCTGCGCCAGCGCAAGACGAAAGTGCCGATCGTGATCCCGGTGGGCGCCCCCCTTAAGGTAGCGCTCAAAGCTGAAAAAGACCGATACGCGCAGGAAAACAAGGACCTGCCCGAAACCATCCTGGCGACCGTGCATGGCACCGCGTGGACCGAATCGGGCTTCCGAGCCTCGTGGCGCAAGGCCTGCATCAAGGCAGGCGTGACCGACGTCACATTCCACGACCTGCGCGGCACCGCCGTGACCCGCCTGGCCATCGCCGGCGCCACGGTTCCAGAGATCGCAGCGATCACCGGACACAGCATGAAGGAGGTCGGGAGCATCCTCGACGCCCACTACATGCACCGCGATCCGGCACTGAGCGAAGCGGCCATCCGAAAGCTCGAAGGGAGAAGAATTTCTCCCAACTAA